ATGAGCAAGAAGGCAAAGCCCGCCGTCGACGGCGAGCGCACGGCGAACAAGGGGCTCCTGTGCTCCGAGAAGGGCTGCACGAAGCCGGCGACGGCGCGGTCCAAGTGCAGCGCTCACTACGCCGCGGCCCGACGTCTCGACCCGGCCGTCCGGCAGAAGGCTCGCGAGGCGAGTGCTCGGGCCTACGCGAAGAAGAAGGCGGGGGAGGGGGAGTGAAGGCCGACGAGCTGCGGGGCCACGACTTCCTGCCGCCCCCCTCGTTCCTCGGGCAGGTCCCGCCGCTGTACGCGACGGAGAACCTGCCCGAGCGCGAGCGTCTCGTCTGGATCCGCTACTTCTGCGCGCCGGACTTCGAGTGGCTCGTGCTGGAGTACGAGCCCTCGACCGGCGTCGCGTTCGGGCTGGCCGACCTGGGTCACCCCGAGCTCGGCTACTTCTCCCTGCGCGAGCTCGCCGACCTCGTCGCCCTGCCCCGCCCCGGCTACCCGGTGATCGTGGAGCGCGACCTGTCGTGGGAGCCGAAGCCGCTGTCCGAGGCGCGCGGGTGACCACCGGGCGCACCGCTCGTGGCCGGTACTTACACGCGTGTCATTCGCCGCTACGATGCTGCCAGACGCCTCGAACTTCGGTTGTCGGTGGCCACGGCTACCGTCCAGCAGCGTCTACGAAAGAGGAGAGACGTTGACGACGAACGCGACCGCAGCGAGCGAGCCGGCCCTGACCGTGGCCTCGTTCTTCGCCGGGATCGGCGGGTTCGACCTGGGCTTCGAGCGCGCCGGCATGCGCACCGTGTGGCAGTGCGAGATCAAGTCGTTCTGCCAGGACGTGCTCAAGCATCACTGGCCGGACGTGCCCAAGGCGACAGACATTCGAGAGGTGAAGGCAAGTGACATCCCGGAAGCAACCATCTGGGCAGGTGGGTTCCCCTGCCAAGACGTCTCACTTGCTCGAATGGGCCCGCGCAGTGGACTCCGGGGTAAGCAGTCGGGGCTCTTCTTTGAGTTTGCTCGACTACTTGAAGAAGCTCGCCCCCCTGTTGTCGTCCTCGAAAACGTTGCGGGTCTCCTCTCTTCCCACGAAGGACGAGATTTCGGACTCGTCGTTCGGACGCTGGCCGACCTCGGGTATGGCGTGGCGTGGCGAGTACTTGACAGTCGCTACTTCGGCGTCCCCCAGTCACGCACCCGAGTCTTCATTGTCGGAACTCTTGGAGGTCCGGCCCGTGCCGGATCAATACTTTTTGAGCCCGAACGCGGCGACCGGGATCTTGAGAAGGGCCGACAGGATGGGCCGAAACCTGTTTCCCCCTTTCAGATCAGCGTTGGAGATCCTCAGCGGGGCTTCGTCAAGAAGCTAGCTCACTGCCTCTACGCCGAGAGCGCTCGCCACACCGGCACCGACTGGTCGCGGAACTACGTCTCGTACCCCGAGGGCCGGGTGCGTCGGCTGACGCCGCTGGAGACGGAGCGTCTCCAGGGGTTCCCCGACGGCTGGACCAACGTCGACTCGTTCGGAGGGAACGTCGACAAGCTCGACTCGGCCCGGTACCACGCCTGCGGCAACGCAGTCACCGTGAATGTCGCCGAGTGGATCGGCGGACGCCTCGCCGAAGTGATGAGCGACTACGCGACCGGTGATGCTCAGGCCGGCGTCGCCTAACTTCAGGCCTCTTCGCCCGGCTCCTCGTACAGCTTCTCGATGTACTGAGGGGCCGGGCGTTCGCTTGCCCGGGCTGGCAGGTGATCAGCCGGGATCTCTCCGGTCGCCTCGTCAAGAGCCCTGACCGTGTCAGGGTCGATGACATCGCTGTACACGGGGTTGAGGTCCACGAAATAACGACCGGCGTCGTGACGAAGCAGTACGACGTGCGAGTCGAACAGCCAGTGATCTCTCTTGCAGAGAAGAATGCCGTTTTGCACAACGTCCAGGTCGAACTGCCCCCACGGCAGGATGTGCGCGGCGTCTACGCCGCTACGAGCAAGGCCTGGGATGTCGAGTGCGAGCATCCCGCAGAAGGCGCACCGGTGGCCGTACGCGCGCTGCACGGCCTTCTTGAACTGAGTGTGAGATGCGCCTCGAACCCGCCGCTGCCGGAACTCGGACTCCAGCCGAAGCTTCACCTCGGGCAACTCGGGCGGTGCCTTGTCAGGCGTGGGCAGCTGAACCTCGTCGGTGAGCCCGCAGAGAACCTCGAGCGCAGGCAGGGGGTCAGCGCCGGGCAGGTAACCAGGGGCGCGATAGGCAGTGAGAGCGTCGATGACGTCTCCGACCGCCGCCTCCGCTGGGATGCCAATGGCGGTGCTGTTGATGACCTGCGTGCGGTGACCATTGACGGTGTCTCGGATCCTCGACGGGAGGATCCCGTCGGCTTCCCACACCCGCTGGAGGCGCGTCAGGCGGTCCTTTGCGTCGATGACGGTCCGGGTTGCCGCCTGAGACGCGGGTCCTGATCGAGCGATGAAGTACGTCGGCGTGACGACAGCCGCCCCGCCGTCGGTGGACACGAGGTCCACCTCGATGTCCAAGATGTATCCATTCTTCAGGACAATCGGCTGGCCGTGGGAGACCTTCGACTCGTCTCGAATGCTCCTCGGCAGAAGTGCCAAGGCTGCCGCCTGCCGCTGTACGTGCACCCCGTTCCCGGTGATTCGGAGTCGTCGCTTGCCGCCCTGAGGGCCCAGCATGACCTCTGAGTCCTTGACGCCGAAAGGCGTGTCCCACTCGAACCGGTGGTCCATGAGGTCGGCGGCTGAGACGCCGCCAGAATTGCCGACGAGCTCGTATTCGCCGCGACCGCCGGACGGCTGCTTTCGGAAGGTGAGGGGCACCCGGCCGAGCGTACGGGTAGAGCGCGGTGATGTCCTTCGACCTTGAAGAATGCCGAGCGGTGGCCGCCTACACTTTCACGGCGTGAAGGGTCCTCTAGCGCCGGACGATCCCCGGCACGGCACCACCAACGGCTACCGCAATCGGGGCTGCCGGTGCGACGCCTGCCGGGAGGCTCACCGAAAGAACCACCAGGCGTACGTGGAGCGGGTTAGAAGTTCAGGTCAGCTCACCGGGGCGGAGCTCAAGCACGGGACTGCGTACCGCTATCAGGTGGGCTGTCGCTGTGACGAGTGCCACGAGGCTCGTAACGAAAAGTCTCGGCAGGACAAGCGACGAAGGCGGCGTGAGCGCCGAGCGGCTGAGTGAGCCGGTCCCTGCGGCCCGCCGCGCTAGCCATCGAAGGATCCTGACGACGAAGGGCCCGCCCTCCGAGGAGAGCGGGCCCTTGGTGCGCGGCGACGGTCAGGTGTCGTCGTCCTGTCCGGTGACGGTGTTCGAGGCGGCGGTGAGTCCCAGGCCGACGCCGAGAAACGAGAAGACGCTCAGCGCGACGGTGAGCCAGGTGGGCTGACCTGCCTGCGCAGATGCGTAGCCGACCTGGGTGGCGCCGAGGCACAGGCCGACGGCGCCGTAGGCGTAGTAGATGACGGCGCGTGTCTTGGGCGGGAGCGCGGTGAGGTCGACCGTGGACATGACCGGCCCCCTCAGTTGTAGAGCCAGGTCGCGGAGCCCGGCCGGACGTCGACGTGCGCGACGGTGCCGGTCCGGGCGGTGACGCCGACGCCGCCGAAGACGCCGAGGGCGCGGACGGACTCGGCCTTGACGATCGACGGGATGTCGGCGGCCTTGCCGCTCATGTGCTGCGAGGCGGTCGCGCCGCCGACCGCCTTGTTGTGAGCCGGGCAGCGATAGCCCGAGACGACGTTGAGGCCACGGGGGTAGTGCTTGGCGCGAAGCTTCTCGAGGCCGCGCACCAGGTCGCGGTCGACGACGATCCGTCGGCACCCGGCGTACTTGCCGCCGCACTTGCAGGCGAACTCGGTGAAGTTGAAGTTCGGGGACGCGGTGCCGCCGCGCTTCTTCGAGCTGCGGAACGAGCTGGACTCGAGGATCGCGGCCATGGTCTTGGCGCCGAGAACCCCGTCGGCCTTGAGCGTGGTGCGGGTGTAGCCGCCCTGGAAGTCTCTGATGGCCTGGTCGAGGCGGGCCCGGCCGCTGGTGTTCCAGCCGAGCTTGCGGAGGTGCCAGGCGGCGCGGCGTCGGTCGATGACGTTCATGTCTTTTCTCCTTGGACGTGACAAATCGCCCGGCCAGGACGGTCGGGTTCGAGAGGGGTGAGTCAGCGGCGGGTGGTGCGCTGCAGCAGCCACCAGCCGACGGCGGCGGTCACGACGAAGGCCACGAACGCGGCCTGGTCGGCGTACTCGAAGCGGATGCGGCGCAGGAGGCCGACGGAGAGGAGCACGACCATCGCGCCGAGGGTGAAGAGCAGCGCGCGCTCGGTGTCCGTCCGGGGTATCCGCCGTCCCAGAGCCCGGACGAGCGCGACGGCGATGAGCACGAACGCCACGACGTTGACGACGACGAGCGACCCGGCGGCGGCGGTCATCCTGTGCCTCCGGCCGGGCCGTCGTCCTCGGGCGGTTCTGTCTCCCGCCAGACGGTGACGGTCTTGTACGCCCAGACGACGGCGACGGCGAGGTAGGCGACGATGGAGCCGTACGTCAGCCAGTCGGTGAGGTCGACGGAGTCGATCCGGGAGTCGATGCGGCGCGCCGATCCGACGCCGACGAGGAGAGTCATCGCGGCCCCGCCGAGCATGAGCATCCGCCCGAGCGGGTCTCTCCACCACGAGGACCTGGCGCGGTAGGCGTAGACGGCGACGAACACGGAGACCGACAGCAGAGCGAGCGCGGTGACGGCCTCGAGGAGGTTCTGGGCGTGGTCGCTCATGCGGGGTGCTCTCCTCGGTAGGCGGCGCGCATCCGTTGCGCGAAGTGGTTTTCCTGGCGGTGCCGACGAAGGCGCTCGGCGACCTCGCGCGCCTCAGAGGCGAGGATGTGGTCCTCTGCTGCTTCGACCCGGGCGAGGTCCCGCACTCTCTGGGCTTCGGCGATCTCGACCCGGTCGGAGGGACGGGTGAGGATCTTGGCCAGCAGGGCGAGGACATCAGGACGTCGCATCGGAGTCCTCCGTCCCGACGACCGGCAGCGCGAGGAGCACCTTGTCCGCCGTCGTGCCGTGCTCGTTGGCGAGGTGCTCGAGGGCACGGCGTAGGTCGCGGTTCGCGTCACGCAGGTCGCCGATCGTCTCCTTGTAGGTCGAGACGATGGACTCGTGAACACGCCGCGGGACGAGGTCGCCGCGGATGATCAGGAGCACGGCGAGGAAGATGAGACCGCCCCAGCCGAGGCCCGACCACGGCACGGAGGACAAGATCAGGTCCATGACCTCACCTCTCGTAGGTGACGCGGATCTTGGGGCGGGTGTAATTCGGGGAGTCCGTGTGGCCGTTGAAGCGCAGGTAGTAGGTGCCGGAGGTGGAGTCGATCGCGACGGTGAAGAGGCGCGAGCTCGCGAAGCTCGTGTCGACCGTGACCCACTTGCCCTCTCCGGACTTCAGGTTGTACGTCTTGGCCGTGCCCGTTCGAGTGACGCCGGACCACGTCGACGGCATCGAGGTCTGAGTCGCCCGCATCAGGCTGACCGTGCCTCCCGCGCCGAAGTAGGTGTGGTTGGCGTAGAGGTAGATCTCGACCTTCTTGACCGTGGCGCCGGACAGCGCCGCGCTCATGGTCTTCGTCGTCTCTCCCGAGGTCGCGCTGCCGCTGAAGAGGAACGCGCCCTTCTGCAACCCGTTGTAGCTGTTGTAGCCCTGGATGATGTCGCCTTGGGCGTCAGACCCGCGCTGCGTGCCGTCCCCCTTGTAGGTGACCGAGCTCGTCGCTGTCCACGTCGAGACGTAGGTCCGCTCCGTCACCGTGGTGCTACCGCCGCCTCCGCCTCCGGAGGTCTGGCCGCCGGTGTTGTAGGACCCGCCGCCGTAGGAGCCAGTTGGGCCGACGTCCTCGATCCACAACTCGGCCTCGGACATCGTCGCGGTGCCGCCGTTCGCGCCGTAGTACGTCAGGAGCATCTCGACGTCGGTCGTCGAGTCGACGCCGGCGAAGCCCTCCAGGATGCCCTGGTAGTAGTACTCGCCGATCGTCGGCCCTGAGACCGATCCCTGAGCCTCCATCGGAGAGCTGATGGTGATCGGGTCGCCGTCGGTCGCCAGGCGGAGGCGGACGGTGATCGCGCCGGAGTTCGTGCTCGACTTCGTCATGCACGTCGCCCCGAGGCGGTAGACGCGCCCCTTGATCATCGTCGCGCCGAGGGAGGCGTAGCCCCACTCCTCACCGGCGGCCCGGGTCGAGGAGGTGACCGTGAAGCGCTGCCGAGCGATGACGCCCCACGGCAGCTGGTCGAGCCAACCAGGATCGAGGGAACCGTTCTCGGCATCGGCCAGGGTCCCGAGCAGGGGCAGGCCGGCAGCGAAGACGTCGCCGGAGAAGTAGCCGCTCTGGCCGGTGACGGTGCCGTCCTCGGCGAAGCCCGCGATCCTGTCGCCGTTCGCATCGGTGATCCAGAACGTGTCGGCGCCGCTGCCGCCGATGCTCGTCGAGACGTACCGCCCGCCGTCGCCGTCGACGTCATACAGAGAGAGGCCTTCTTCGTTCAGCTCCGCCGCTCGACCTAGCGAGTTGCCGGCGACGATTGCCCCCCCGGTAGAGATGTTCATGACGACATCAAGGTTCCCGGCAAGCAGCTGATCAACCGTTAACTGGACGTAGGTACCCACATCTGCGCCGATGCGCTGGGCAGTCACGGTGTTCAGGTGAGCATCACCTGTGACGACCAACTTCCCGATGTTGGCTTCCACAAGATCAGACACACCGGCAGCGATTCGCTGAGCGACAACACTGTTGAGATTGCTGGTGCCAGTAGCCGTCAGCTGCTCCACCGTCAGATTGATGAACTGAGCGGTATCTGCAGCGATGCGCTGAGCAACCACGGTGCTCAGGTGAGACGTACCGGTCACCGTCAGGTTCTCGATACGCGCCGTCACAATGTCGGCAATCTCAGCAACCAACTTCGTAGTAACCGCCTTGCCCATGACTGCGTTGCTCGCAACCAGCTTGGACAAGTCAAGCGTCATGGAAGGCGAGTACGGCGTGGCCTTGGCTCCGAACTCAATCTTGATGTTCTTCACCGTGAGGGCCTGACCCGTAGCACCGGCCAGTTCCACGGCTCCTGCGCTTGCCGCCGACCATCGCTTCACAGTTGTCGTGATGCTCTGCCTTGACCAAACGTCGTCAACCGGAACAACCGCTGTGTCAGCAACTGATACACCGGCATTCTGGTATGGCCTGATGGTCAGGTCACCCGCTGTACCGCCCTTGACGTCAAATGACATGGTGATGGTGACTGGCGTGAATGCAGGATCAGTGAAGTTAGACACCGTTCCTGAAACCGCACCCGTGTACTCGCTGGTGTACGCCTGGTCAAACTGGACAGACTGCCCATTAGGCGCGTCCTGAGACTCCTTCAAGAAGTCGATGGCCTGGGATGCCACCAACTGCGCCTGAGACTCGGAGAAGCCCTTTGGAGGCGCTGTGGTGCCGTTCACCTGCGTTGCGGAGTGTCGGAAGACACCGGGTGCGTCAGATACGGCTAGAGCCGTCCATGCCGCGTTAGCGACAGCAGGCCAGGTCTGGAACTCGTAAGGCCACGGTGCCTGCGTGTAGGACACCTGGACCCACTGCCCGTTCCTTCCTGTGGTGTTGCGCATCCTCAGGATGGTGTTCATTTCCTCGGAGTAATCCAGACCCATGCGCTTCTTGAACAGAAGAACTCCAAGAGTTCCTTCAAACCACACAAGGCTTGGTGGGTTGTTGTATCCCCTGCCATACGGCTTGTACCCGTTTAGCGGGCCTGAGTTCTCATAATGCTTGTTCCAGTGCTCCGTCGTGGAGTTCTTCTCGATGCTCGCGTTCTTCACCTTGTAGACACCAAGGTGAGCCAGGGCGCTAACAGCCTTGGAGTTCTCGCCAACGGCGTTGAGGAACATTCCACCCCATGAATCGCAGTCAAGGGCCTCAGCGTCATCGTTGTAGCCCTGGTTCAAGCGCCCTTCCTGCTCATTCCACAGCCTTGTCAACATGCCGTTCTCGACCTGCTGACGTGCTGTGTTGAAGCGTGCTAGACCAGTCTGCTCGTAAATGTCACGGAAGACGAACCAAGCATCAATGTTGTGCTCAGTTCCCGCGCCTTCAATCTGACCCTCTACGAAGTCACCGTTGGCTAGATAACGTCCCTCACCAAGTCGGACTAGGCCGAAGGTGGGTGCAGAAGCGTTCTTGTCCTGCTGTGCAATCAAGTAATCGGAACCCTTGATAGCCATAGCCTGAAAGGTGTCTAGACCTGTTACGCGCTTGTGGTGGATCGCTGCCATGACCACCCATGCCACCGCGCCGGTCCTGATGTAAGGATCGTCAAACGATAGTGACTGAGTGTCATAGTTGAAGCACCATGAGCCGGAAGGGTTCTGGACCTTCTCCAAGGCTCGTAGGATTGCCTCCGCACGCTCAATCTCGCCATAGTCAAGGAACGCCAGAGCCGCTAGACCATCGTCATAAACCGCGGATCGGCGGTTCAGGCGGGGATCATATGCAGGGTCGTCCTTCTCCACGTTGAATGAACGCACGAGGTTCTTCTGCGACCATTCGCTAGATGCAAGGACTTCTCCCGTGCTGGTACGAATGACGCGTGCCATCTTCTCACCGGCTCCGGTGACATTGGCCTTGAATGCTCCATCTGCACCTAGCGGAACGGTGTCCATCAAGTAAGGAACATCAAGAACCGCGTACACCTGGACAGAAACGTCCTTGTAGGGATTCTTGGGGTCCTTGTTGGTCGTGATGACCTCGGCGTCAGACTTGCGAACCAACTTGACGATCTTCTCGCCAGTCCTGATGCGGGTCGTGCCTGAGGTCCAGGTTCCGTTTGCAGCAAGGTTGAACGTGCCCTGTAGATAGTCGGTGTCAAGGCGCGAATACACCTTCACCTGGTAGCCAGTTGCCGGTGTGACACCGGACCATGTACCCGTGACCTGAGTGCGATCTGTCGCAACTGTGTCGAACTGAGGATCAATACCCACAGCCGGTGCTGCTGGCGTCAGAGCCTCACCAACACCGGCAAGAGCAGACTCAACAGGGATAACTACAGAGCCAGTTCCGGTCCGCTCAGCGGCGCCATCTATGAGGATGTTGACTCCGACGGTTTGGTCTACGCCAGCTAGGTTGGATAGGTCGAGGCGAGCACGCTCTATGTCGACCTTGGCGTCCGCTAGTTCGCCCTTCGCGTCGTTGATGGCCCCGGTGTTGGTGTCCAGGCCAGTCTCGAGTTCGGCAAGGCTCGCCTCTGCTCTGGTTAGAGCCGCTTGAGATTCCGCGAGCTCGGCCTCCGCCTGCCCGAGACGGGTACCCGCATCGGTGACCGCCGCCTCGTTCTCGTCGAGCACCTGGCCGAGCGTCTTCATGCGCTCCTGCAGGAGGAGCTCGTCCGCGTCGGGGATTCGCTCGGCGGGCACCGTCGGGTCGGCGCCCAGGACCTCGACGACACGGAGCGCGCCGGTCTCGGTGTCCTCCGTGAAGCGGACGAGGTCACCCTCCGTGAGGCCGTTGAACGCCTTCATGCCGAACGGGATCTCGACGAGGAGCGCGTCCTCGCCGACCTCGGTCATGACTTGCGCGTAGGTGGTGACGGCCGGGGGGTCGACGAACACCCGGTCGCCGTCCTCGAGCGCGACAGGGAGCCCGCCGGCGGCCAGGGTGACGGTGTTCGCCTCGTGGTCGGCCGACAGCACGCCCACGACCGTGTCGCCGATCCGGGCGCTGCCCTCGATCTCGGCGAACTCGGAGGCGTCGTCGAGCTGGAGCACGGTGGTGCCGACGGGGTGGTCGCCGACGGCGTTGCCGCCGGCCTCCTCGACCTCGACGCCCTGGACCTGGCCGATCTCGGTGTCGCTCATCGCTTCAAGGACCTCCTTCGCAGCGGCTTCGTGTAGCCGACCGTCATGGGCTCGTCGTGGGTGAGCGGGATGGTGAAAGCGGAGAGGCGGTACCCGGTGACGACGCCGTCGGCGCTGACCTGCTGCACGTCGCCGAGCTCGATCCCGGGCATCGGGAGAGCGGTGAAGGTGACCGAGCCGTCTGCCGCGAGGAGCTCGCGGACACGGCGGTCGGCAGCGGCCTGCGCGTCCTTCTTCGTGCGGATGGTCTCGTCGACGATCTCTTCCCACACGAAGCGCGGCACGCCGTTGCGGCCGTACTTCTGAGGGGAGAGCCGGTGCCACGCGGGGATGTACGCGCGGCCCTCGATCCGCCAGGTCTTCTTCCCGGCAGGGGGCTTGCCCTTGACGATGACCGCGTTGACGACGTCCGCGTCGTCCTCTACCCGTTGGGGCACCGACGTCAGGGTCGACTCGTTGAACCAGGCCGACGTGCCGGTGGGCCACTCTCGCAGCCGCATCGCGCCGGCACCGTTGAAGAAGACCTGGCCGCGCATCGACCGGCCCTGCATGACGATGTAGGACCAGCGCTGCTTGCCCGCCCGGATCTGCAGCGGGGCGCCGAGGGTCGCGGTCCACGCGGGCAGGTCGAACCGGCGCTCGCCGCAGTCATACGCGAGGTCACGCATGACGCCGACCCGGGTGAGGCCCTTGCGGTAGGTCTTGACCCCGCGGACGGGGGAGCGCAACAGGGAGGACTTGCACAGCAGGTCAAGGTCGAGGACGTCACCGGCGAGCACGGCCTTGTCGACCGGCCCGGTGAACAGGGGAGGCCCGTACCAGCCGAACGGAGTCAGGACCTCGCGACGCAGGCGCACGACGTCGCCGCGCCGGGGAGTGCGCTGCAGGTCGTCGACGCGCATCGAGAGCTGGGCGGACATCTGCACGGACGAGGCGAGGTCCCCGACCACCTGGCCGGCGGTCACCCGGCCCGAGATGGACCCGACGTAGTTCTCCGAGGAGTCGAGAAGCGTCGTCAGCACCCGCATGCGGTGCGGGCGACGCAGCGTCTCGAAGTACTGCGCCCGCTGCGCGGTGGTGAGGCCGAGCTCGATCACCCGTAGGCCTCCCAGTCGTGCGCGCCGGCCTCTTCGACGTCGAAGGAGAAGGCGTAGACGAGGTCGCCGCGGGTGTCCTTGGCGACGGGGGTCGGCGGGGCCGAGATGTTCTTCGCGGTGACCGGCACGGCGATGTCGCCCACGAGGAGAGTTGCGCGGAGCTGGTCACGCTTGATGCGCAGGAGACGGTCCCGCCACGTCGCCGAGGAGACGTCGTCGAGGTCGGAGCCGGTCCGGGTGCGGACGAGCTGGCCGCTGACCGAGCCGGACCAACCCTTGAGCCCCTGCACGATGCGGACCGCCGGCGCGTCGCCGAGCACCTCGTGATCGGTCGCGACCTCGACCATCGCGAGGTCCTGGTCGGTCCCGGCGAGGAACACCTCGAAGTCGTCGGTGACGAGCCATCGGCCCTTGACGACCGGGTTGAGCGAGGCGGACGGGTTTCCCCAGCCCATCTGCCCGTTGCTCAGCGGGCGGACGGTCCAGGTGTTGAGCCGCCCGGTCCTCGGCGCGCGATCGAGCCAGATATACGAGCCGTCGCCCTGCCGCAGCGCGGCGAGGTCAGCGGCCTCGATGTCGGCGACGATCTTCCCGTCGCGGGAGATGATCGTGCGGTCGGGGACCGAGTCGGTCGTGAAGCGCACCCGGACGTAGGGCCACAGCCCGACCTGCGAGACTGAGACGGTCTTCGTGGGGGTCGTCGCGGCGTTGTCGTTGAAGAAGAACTCACGCTCGACGACGTACGCGGCGGGTGAGCCGGGGGTGGTCTGCCGGTCGAGGGTGTCCCACAGGCTCAGCCGGATCTTGTACCGGCGGTCGTCGTAGGTGAGCTTGCGGGCGGGCAGCGTGACGGTCTGCGCCGTCGACGTCCGCTTCCCGGAGTCCCAGACGTCGAACCAGACGTCGGCTGTCTTGTGCTTGCGGAAGAGCTCGAGCCGGTATGCCCGCTGTGTCGCGCCGGTCAGGGTCCACGCGATCGGCGGGGTCGGGTCGCTGACCTTCGGCGACGCGGCCGACGGCGAGACGAGCGTCTGCGTCCCCTTGGGCAGGTAGCGGGTCGACACCGAGGCGGAGTAGTCCGACCACAGGCCCGCGCCGTCCTTGACGCGCACCCGCCAGTACCGGGACGACCCGTCGGAGGGCAGCCCCGGGTAGGTCATCCCGTTCGCGAGTGCGGCGAGGTTGAGCGAGGCGTCGTCGACGGGCTGCTCGCCGGAGTCGAACGCCGGCGCGGCGAACGACGCGGTGTTCGAGATCTGCACCTGCGCGGCGACGATCGAGGTGTCCCCGTTGACGTCGAGCTGCGCCCATCGCAGCACCGGCTTCGGCTCGGAGACGACCCGGTTGCCGGACGGCGCGAGGTCCGACGGGGCAGCGGGCGCGTCCGCGACCCACACGCGCAGCTCGGGCTCGAGCTTCTGCGCCCAGGACGCCGTCGAGTCCGTGGAGTAGAGCTTGATCTCCGAGGTCGAGTTGGTCGAGATCTCCCACCCGTCGAAGTCGGCGCCGTCCGACCACTTCTGGACATGGGACGCGACCTCGAAGACGAGCTCGGTGCCAGCAGCCAGGGCGCCGGTGGTCGTGACGGTGACGCCGTCGCTGTGCGCAGCAGGCTTGTTGGCCCAGGTCAGGTTCTTGTAGAGCGCGGTCCGGTTGCCCTGGCGCTTCGCGGTGAACGTCCGTGTGGCGGAGGGGTAGTTGCCCATGACGCGGAGCACGAGCTGAGCCCTGGTGATCGTCGACCGCGGATTGAACGGGCGGGCGGGTGAGACGTACGCGAGCATCGCGCCGGACTTGACCCGCAGCACGGATGCCTCGGAGTAGTTCTTCGAGGGGTACGCGCTGCTGACGTAGGTGTCGAACGCGTTGCGGGTCTCGGCGTAGCCCATCAGGCGGTCCTTCCCAGCGCGGCAGCGCCGGTCGAGAGGTCGGAGTAGACGTCCTCGGCGATGCCCTCGATGTAGGCCCGGCCGTCACGGAGCTTCAGCTCGCCGGTGACGAGCAGGCGACCGGGGCCGTCGCTAGCGGCCAGGCGCATCGACTGCCGGTGGGGCATGACGCGCTCGCCGCCCCGGAACCACAGCAGCTCGGGTCCGCGCTCGCCGACCCAGGCAGGACCGGAGGCAGCGCTTCGGGTACCGCGGGCGTAGCCGCCGGCGCGGTTGTAGGCGTTGGACAGCGACCCGTATGTCGCGATCGCGTACCGGAAGGACGCCAGGATGTTCGACAGCGGGTCGTAGATGTCCCGGTCGTAGCCCTTCATCGCGTAGGCGCGGAAGGTGCTGCCGATGACCTGCATCAGGCCCTTGGACGGGTCGCCGCGCTTGGCGTTGATGTCCCAGTTGTTGATCGCCCGCGGGTTGCCACCGGACTCCTGCATCATGCGGCGCAGGACCGTGCCCACCAGCAACGGCGACTGCCCAGTCATGAAGAGCGCCTTGCGGACCGTCGTCCGCCAGCGATCCACGCCGCCACCAGGGGCGCCGCCGGGCATGTCGCCCGTGTCGCTCGAGCCGAACATGCTGCGGGCCTTCTCCGCGATGACGCCCGTGATCTTGCGCATCGCGCCGACCCCAGCCTGGGTCCAGAAGTCACCCGGGGCCTTCGACAGCAGCGCGTTGAGCGCGGACTTGCCCTGGTCGATGACCTTCCCGGCGAGACCGCCGAGGATGCCGCCGCCACCCGGGAGACCGCCACCCTGACCGTTGCCGATGTCGACGTGAAGGTGATCGAAGTGGTTCGCCGCCCGCCAGATCGTGTTCCAGCCGTCCCGGCGCAGCATCGCGTTGAGCTTGTCCAGCGCCGCCATCTCGTTGCTGAACTTGGAGTTGAACGGGTCAGCGTTGACGTCCAGCGCACCGGCCTTGTAGTGCCAGCCCGTCGCGGAATGGGCGCCCGGGGCGACCCCGCCGAAGGCGGGGTGCTCCGAGACGTGGTAGCCCATGCCCTGCAGTCGCTTGCCGAGAGCGACGATGCCGCCGCTGGCGTACCCACCACCCATGAACTTCGCGAAGGGAACGCCTCGCTTGGCCGCCTCGTTCGCGGCAAGGAACATCGACCGCGAGTGGTGGTCGCGCAGACCCTCGGAGACGAGGACGCCCTCACCGGAGCGCATCGGGGTGAGCTGGTCGTCACCGCGGTGCATGGGGGTGTAGCCGGGCAGGATGCCGCCGCGAGCGCGGCCACCGGGGCGGCCACCGGTGTAGAAGCCGCCGGCGTCGTAGCGGCCCTTGCCGCCCTTGCCGCCGTTCGGGTTCGACCCCAGCGTCGGGATCTTCTTCGCCAGGTCACCCGCGCCGATAGCGTTCAGGACCGAGCGTACCTTCGACAGGAAGTTGTTCTCGATCCAGCCGAGAGCGATGCCGATCGGACGCGAGATGGTGGAGGTCAGCCCAGACCAGATCCGCCCGATGCCGTCCTTCGCCGTCTTGAACGCATCCTTGACCTTGCCGATCCCGGTGCGCATGTTGTCGAAGGCGCTCTTCGCCTTCTTCCACAGCCACGACGCCTTGTCGCCGATGACCTGAAAGGCGCCGCGTACGGCGGGTACGCCGGTGTTCTTGATCCACCCGAAGACCGACTTGACCCGGTTGAGGATGAACGTGAAGTAACGCTTGTAGACGTTCGTCCACAGCCAGGAGACGACCTTGCCGATCGCGCCGATAGCGGTACGCACCCACGGCAGGCCGGTGCTGCGGATCCAGCCGAACACGCTGGCCGCGATGCTCTTGATCTTCGAGAACGCGGGCCGGATGTGGTTGGTCCACAGTCGCGACGCAGCGGCGCCGATCTTCGTCAGCGCGTCGCGCATCCACGGCAGGGCGGTGTTGCGGAACCAGGCGACGACCCTGCCGACGGCGACCTTGATCGAGGCCCACAGCTTGTTGATGAAGTTGCGGAACGTCGCGTTCTTCTTGTATAGCAGGACCAGTCCGGCGACGAGCGCCGTGATCGCGAGGATGACCTTCCCGATCGGCGACATGTTCATCACCGCGTTGAGAGCACGCTGGGCGACGGTCTGCGCCTTCGTGAAGAAGAGCCGGGTCTTGGCGAACGCCAGCCCGGCCTTCTCCGCGACGGTGCGCGCCTTGACGGCACCGGTACCACCATTGACGGTCGCGGTGTAGACCCGCTGCGCCGCGGCGTAGGAGTACGTCCCAGCTTTCCAGGCGGCTTGGGCGGCGTGGAAGGCCTTCTCGACGCCGTGGTAGATCTTCTTGGCGACTCCGGCGGCCTTCGTGGCGGCGGTCGCGACGTTGGTCGCGGTCGTGTACGCGACCATCCCGACCCGGTACGTCGCGTACGCGCCGGCGAGGCCGAGCACGACCTGCTTGTGGTCGACGAGGAACCCGGCCGCACTCTTGAGCTTGTCGGCGAGGCTGGAGACCACGTCCCGCGCCTCGCCGCCCGCGCCGGTCCCGGCCTTCCACTCGTCGACGAAGCCCTGGACCGCGGGCACGACCGTGTCGTTGAGAACCTTGCCGCCGTCGGTCAGGACGGGCAGCAGCCCTTCGCCGAGGCTGGCCTTGACGTTGTCGAGCTGGGCCTTGAGACGCTGCTGCTGGCCGGCCGCGGTCTCGGACTCACGCCCGAACGCACCCTGCGCGTCGGTGGTCTGCTTCTGGATCAGCGAGAGGGCCGCCTGGGCCTTCTCCTGGTCCGTGAGCTGGGTCTTCTTGCCCTCCATCGCCTTCGAGAGGCGGGAGTTCGCACCGGCCAGCGCGGCCTCGGCGCGGAGATACTCGTTGGAGCCCTTGCCGTGCTCGCGGAGCGCCTCGTTGTAGTCGCGCTGGGCGAGGATGGCCTTGTTCTGGGCGACCTTGATCGCCTCGGTGTCCTTCGTCCGCTTGACGATGCCGGTGGAGTAGGCCTCCGCCTCGAGCATCGTCGCGTTGAGCGAGACGCCGTACCGCTCGATCGGGTCGGTCTCGCCGCGCATCGCAGAGGCCAGCGCCTCAGCAGCCTGCTTCGTCGGCCCGCCGAACTGCGCGCTCAGGTCAGAAGACAGGCCGAGCAGGTTTCGCGTTTGGTCGGCGTAGTCCTTGATCCCCTTGTTCTTCAGCCCGGCGCCGAGGGTGGATGCGAGCTCGTTGTACTCGTTCCGCGAGAGGCCGAGGTTTTGGGCGGCGCCCTTGCTCGCCTTGTCCATCTCGCCGAAGGACTTCTTGAAGACCGCCTCGAGCCCGCCGGTCGACTGCTCCAGGTCGGAGGCCTCGGAGACGATCGAGCGGATGCCCTGCGCGACCCCGGCGGCGCCGATGCCGGCGAGGAGCCCCTTGCCGAAGACGCCGCCGGCGCTCTTGCCGGTCTTCGCGGCGTCCTTGCCCGCGCCGTCGAGCTCGCGGTCGATGTCGCGGCGCATGCCCTTGGTCGACGCGACGATCGAGATGTACGCGGTCGCGAGCTCCAGCGCGGGGGCGTCAGCCATACGACGTCCTCCTTCGGGCATGCGAAAGGCCCCGCCGGTGACGGGGCCTTGAGGTGGGAGAGAGCGGGTGGTCAGCCGTCGATCTCGCGACCCCACTGAAGGAAGTCGGCGAGCTCGTCGAGCGGGATCGCGTCCGAGCCGAACTGCTGGGTCTCGGCGGACCGCGAGGTGTCCTCGACACCCGGCCGCTTGACCAGCCGTGGCCGGTTCCGGTTCTTGCGGCCGTCCTCGGTCTTCGACCACTGGAGCCAGTTGACGACGTCGAGGATGGCTGCGAGCAGCTGCTCGGAGAGACCCCATGCGGCCTCGGCGACGTCGTCGGGAAATGCGGCGGCCCAGACGGCTGCGTCCTTCGGGAGGTAGGCGACCGCGGAGGCGTATTCGAGGAGGGTGAGGCGCTCTCTGGCCTCGCGAGGGGTGAGGTTGTAGGTACGGAGCAGGTCGGCGGTCAGTGGCTCTCGGTGGCTTGCCAGGAGCCACGAGAGCCGCGTCAGTTTGGGGCGGCCGCTCCGAGCATGTCCGAGACGAGCTCGGCTCCGGCCTCGATCGAGACGCGCCCGGTGTCCTCGTCGCGCGCCAGGTCGAGGGCCTGCGCGTACTGGTCCTTGCCGACGAGCCGACGCAGCACGCCCGGCAGCTTGGTGGCGTCGCCGTCCTCGAGGGCGCTCAGGTCGTCGAGGAGCTCGAAGTCGTCGAAGGCGTCGGCCTCGATCGTGAACTTCTCGCCGCGGACCTCGACGACGCGCTTGCCGTCCTCGGTCTCGGTCTTCGGCTTGTGGTCCTGCGGCTTCTTCGCGCCGGCCGGGACGGTCTTCGTGTCAGACATGCGGGGTGCCTCTCGTTCGTTCGGGGGAGCCCTGGTGAAGCCCCGACCCCGGCGTGGGCTCCCCGCGATGAAAGAACGCCGGGGCCGGGGGTCTGGGGGAGGTCAGGCGGTGGTGACGCCGTTGTCGGTGAAGATGTAGGCCTTCACGCCGTTCGCGTCGGGCATGGCCTGCGCGGTGACCTCGTAGCGGACGACGTCCGAGTGGACGAACGTCGCGTCGCTGGTCTCGGTGATCTGGAGGTTCGGCACGACGATGCGCAGGCGGGCCGCGCCGTCGCGCATCTCGAAGACGTACGCCCGCTCGGGCAGGGCGTCGCCCTTGACCTGGATCGCCTGGAGGGTGCCCTTGGTCGAGGACGCGGCGGTGGTGGTGACGTTGGCCGCGCCGTAGACCTCCTTGAGCACGTCGGCGTTGGTCTCGAGGAAGGACCACGAGAAGGTGACGTCGTGCTCGGTCTGCAGGGTGCGGACGGTGTCGCCGCCCCAGGCCTTGATGGTCTCGACGGAGCGCTCGGTCGACATGGTGACGCCGTCCTCGCCGACATAGCCGGTCGCCTTGAACGCCGGGGGGAGCGCGGTGGACGAGTCGGTCGGGAGTGGGGTGGTGCCGGTGGGGGCGACGAGGACGCCGCCCGTGCCGGTCAGCGGGGCGCCGGCGAGGATGTCTGCCTTGGCCATTGCGGCCTCCTTCGGGTTCTGCGGGGAGCCCGGAAGGTCGACGGCGTGCCCGGCCGTCAGCGGGTGGTCTGGAGGACTACGCGTCCTTGGGGAGCTCGGTCAGGCGCCAGCCCGACTTCTGCCATGCCTTCGCCTGGTCAGTCGGCACCTCGTGCGACACGTCGGGGAAGACGGGGTGGTAGACGCGGCGGGTGGTCGGCTTTGCCTCGTCGGCGGCCTTGGCGGCGGCAGGGGTCTTGTCGCTCATGCGAGGGGCTCCATTCGGGAGTAGACGGTGGCGACGAACTGGAAGCGGAAGCGCCCGGGCCGTCCGACGTCCGGGTGGTTGACCGGCAGCTGGGCGAGCACCTTGCGGAAGGTCATCCCGTGCAGCTGGCCCTGGGTCTCGGAGAGGTGCGCGTGGGCGCGGCCGGCGAGCCCGAACGCGTCGCCCTCGTCGTCGGCCCAGCACTCGACGAGCACTCGCGGCTCGACGAGCACGAGGTGGCGCGGGGCCTGCCCGCCGACGGCGGAGACCCTGACGACCAGGGGAGGCTCGGGCGACGAGGACGGGTATCGGGTGCCGACCCGTGCGTCGGGCAGGGCGTCGCGGAGAACGCCGACGACGCCGACCTCGACGTCCGGCGGCGCGAGCAGCTCGGTCATCAGCTGCCCCCGAGCGCGCGGATCATCGCGTTGGACCGGCTGTTCGCCTCGCGGGCGTCACGGGTGACGGCGATGACGGCGGACCGGGCGCGGGTGTGCGGGTTCTCGGTCTGCCGCGCGACGTGCCCGTCACCGGCTGCCTCGGCGACGCGCTCGGCATGGCCGTGCACGAGCGCCTGAACGGCGGGGGAGGTGAGGAGCTCGGAGTAGGCGCGAGAGTGGTGGACGACGCGTGCCATGGCTCTCCTCTCCCCTCAGCCCGTGGTGCGTCGCAGGTTGACCTGCACGCCCGGCTCGTAGTCGAAGGGGCCGTGCGCGAAGTCCTCGACCGGGCCCGTCACGTCGAAGGCGCCGAAGCCGGGGAGGACGACACGGTCGTTCGGGCCGGGTCGGAAGGTCGTGGGCGCGAGGACGACGGCGTCGACGTCGGTGCGCTCGTGGCCGGCCACTCCCGGCTCGGAAGGGTTGCCGGTGTACCACCCGAAGACGAGCACCTCGACGGGGTCGGCCCACGTCTCGACGTCGTTGCCGCGGGGGTCGGTCGTCGTGCCGGAGTAGACCTCGTGGCCGATCGGGCGTGCGGCTCTCACGGCGTGGTCTCTCCGGTCTCGAAGATCGGTCCGCGGCCGCCGTTGAGGACGGAGCCGCACGAGCACGGCGCGCCCCAGTGGACGGAGCAGGTCGCCGAGTGGATCGCCTGTCGGCCGGGGGCGGTGTCGACCCCGAACGCCTTGCGCCCCTGCCGACCCGCGAAGGTCGAGCAGAGGTCCTGGAGCTGGCGGATCTCGGAGGGCCAGAACATCGCCCGGCGCTGGACGCGGGTGTCGAAGGACTCCGAGTGGCCGAACGGGCCTGCGGACTCCTGGCGCTGGCTCAGGACGCCCGACCCGGCCTCGTGCCACCGGAGAACGGCCCCGCGAAGGACCGCCTTGACGGCCTTCGACCGGGTGTCGTCCTCGGCGAACTGAGGGCTGGAGAGGCAGGGGGCGGCCGTGGCTGCCATGGCCTCGGCGTCCTCGATCATCGCCGCGGCCTTCGCCGCGTCGATGTCCGCGAACGGGACGAGGTCGTCGGGTGTCAGGTACACGTCGCCCCCTGCCTTCTTCAGTTGTCCTCGGAGCCGTCGGCGTCCCCGGAGGGAGCCGCAGCTGCCTTCTTGGCCGCGCGCTTGGGCGTCGGCTTCGAGGTGCTCTCGAGGTCCGTCCACGAGCCGACGAGTCGTGCCGCCGTCTCGGTGTCGACGTTGACGACGACCCCGTTCGCCTCGTTGCGGAGGCGCGGCATCAGGCGACCTTGTCCTCGATCACCGCGAACTGGTCGGCGTCGACGTACCAGGCGTAGATGATCTCGGTGCGGAGGACGACCTCGTTGTGGCCCTGAAGGTCGCGGCCGGTGTTGTCCGGGTCGCCATACTCGATCACCTTGAACGGCAGCGAGCGCTGGACGCCCCACTTCACGCCGCCCTGGAAGTTGCCGACGATCGCGCGGACCTTGTTGTCGGCCGACGAGCCGTCGACCGGCTTGCCCGAGACGGTGCTGGAGACCGCGGCGTTGACGCCCTCGAAGGAGGTGACGTTGCTGCCGAGGCCGAGCTCCGGGTACTTCTTCCGGCCGTCCGCGTAGCGGGCGGTGGACAGGGTCCAGGCGTGGGTCGGGTCGAAGGCGACGCCGTTGACGGAGTAGCCGTCGCCGATGACGAGACCGGCCGCGGCCTCGAAGTCCATGTCGGCGTCCGCCCCGACCTCGACGCGCTTGGTCGTCGAGTTGAGGTAGTTCGTCCAGGCGGTGATCTCGTTGCCCGTCCGCGGGTTGATGCGGAAGTACAGGCCGAGGTCGAGAGCACGGGAGAGAGCGCGGCTGCACTTCTCTTCGTACTTTGCCATGATGCCGAGCTGGTACTCCTCGTCGGCGTAGACGAACTCGTCGGAGGTGCGAAGCTGGACGACGGCCTTGTGCGGGACGGCGAGGACCGTGGACGGCTTGGCCTCGTCGCTCGACTTGGAGCCGGACTCCTCGACGAACTCCGCGGTCAGGTCGTCGTCGAAGGTGACCATGGTGGTCGCGCCGAAGCGCTGCGGCACCTGGCCGGAGAGGGCGGCGACGGTGGAGCCGGTCTTGGCTCGCTCGATGATCCCGGCCTCGATGTTCGAGGGGAGCACCGTGTCGGTGGTCTTGACGGTCATGACGTTCTCCTAAGAGGTGGGTTGAGCGCCCTAGCCCTTGTTCAGGACGGTGCGAAGGAAGTCCCTCGTCGGGTCGGGCGGGGAAGCGGGGTTGGTCCCCTCGCCGGGGACCGGGTTCGTGCGACGGGGCTGCGACGTCCGTGCGACCAGCGCCTCGGCCTGAGCGGTCAGGGAGGCCTCGTCCGAGCCGGTGAGGAAGAGCTCGGCGTCCTCGTCGGTCAGGCCGTGCCGGGCCTGGACCCGTGCTCTGGTGGCCTCGTGCCGGGAGGTCGTCAGCTCGGTCTCGAGCTCGTCGACCCGTGCGGCCTTCGTGCGAAGGTCGTCGTAGTCGGCGAACTTCGAGCGCTCGCGGCTCAGGCGGTCGCTGACGACGCGGTCGAGCTCGGCCTGCGTGAAGGTCTTTGGCTGCTCCTCGACCACGGAGGTCTCGTCAGCTGCCTCGGGGGCCTCGACCTGGGCCTCGGTGGACTCGTTGGCGTCGGTGCCAGGGTTGCCGCTCATCGCGTGCTCTCTCTTCCGTGTGTAAAGCCCCGGTTTGAGCGCACCGGTAAACGCGACCCCGCTGAGCGGGTAAGTCTTAGCTTCGCTCGAAGGACTCGAGGTACTTGGCGGCCGCACGAAGGCGGTCGGGGTCGTCCCTGAAACGACCTAGGCCGTTGTTGCAACGACCGCAAATCAGTCCACGAATGCACTGCTGGCACCCGAACCTTCCGGGGCAGTGCTTGTGGTCATGGTCGATAGCAAGACGGCGAGGGCGACCCGTGTGATGGTCGATAGCAGTTTCAGGCTCTCTGCAAATAGCGCATAGACCCTGTTGACTTGCTGCCAACAGCTCGTACTCGCCAAGCACCAATCCGTGCTGATAGCCGGGATAAGGGTTGTCTGGCCTGGCGTTTCGGGTCGGACTCGTGGCTCTCCGCGCCGCAGACCGTTGCAGTTCGCTAGCTCGGTAGGCAGGATCGGTGTACCGAGCGGAGTTGTAGAGGGAGACGCACTCCCGGCACCGAGAGTTGCGGCCGTCTTGGGAAGCGCGGTTCTTACAGAAACCCTCGAGAGGTTTGAGTTCGCCGCACTTGTTGCAGCTCTTGGTCTGGACGGTAATGTCGCTCATGGCGATGCCTCCACATCGTCAGCCCGTCAGGAGGTGCAACTCCTGGCGGGCACTTCTAGTTCTTGTTAATCTGCCGCGTTCTTCAGGTAGTCGTAAACGCGCTGATTTTCTTGCCGCTTGCGATCTTCAGACCAGTTCGCTTTTCGCTCGCTGTACTTGAAGGGCACCCCGATGACCTTCGTGACGTTCGAGGCGAACTCGGGCTTCGCGGTGCAGTGGCAGTTGTCGTGGCTCTTGAACTCGACCGACGACTCGCTGTAGACGCCGCCGCGACCGGCGAGCATCCGGCAGAAGCCGCACGCCCCCGCTCGGGTCGCCCGCCTCCATCCGCTGGCCGCGGGGTCGGCGACCGACGACTCGACGACGGTCAGCCGGTGCTGGTCGGCGATCGAGCGCTGCAGCCCGCCGGACACGAGCGACAGCGCCGCGGCAGTGTCGGGCTCGGCGGCGAACAGCGGGTCGACGCCCCAGCGGGCGAGCGCCTCCCACCGGGCGGGCGGCAGGTCCTGGGGCACGACCGGCTCGAACCGGCCCTTGGCCTCGGCGCGCTCGCGCTCCGTGTCGTAGTACTCGGCGGCGAGGGCGGCGGCGGCGGCGCCGTAGCGATCGCCGAGCGCGGGCAGCACCTCGATGAGGGCGTCACGGACCTCGACCGCGTCGGCCGCGGACATCCGGTCCCACACGGCACCGAGGTCGTCCAGGGCGGCCTTCGTGAGCTCCTGGAGCGCGTCGCGCTGCCTGGCTACCGGCACTACTTCTCCTCGAGACCGGCCGCGTCCGCCTCAGGGAGACGGAGCGACACCGGGGTGGCACCGGTGAACTCGATCCCGGGCAGGCCGAGGCGTGCCGCGGCGTCGTTCGGGCTGACGCCCGATCTGATGGCCGCGCCGAGGGCGTCGAAGCGAGCCTTGAGCTCGGCGGCCGTCTCGGCCTCCTTGGACGGCGCGAGCGTCTCAACGAGCGACCGGCCAGCGGCGAGCTTGCGCTCGCCCTTGAACCGGCGAATCTGGTCGGGCGTGAGGCCCATCAGCTCGAGGCCGACGTCGGTCTCGGCAAGGCCGGGCACCGCCGCGACGACCTTCGTCCCGGCGTCGGCGACCTGGGCGCGGCTCTCGAAGCGCGGGTTGCGCCACTGCGTCGAGATCGAGGACCAGGCGGCGGGTGCCTCGTCAAGGTCGTTCTGCATCAGCAGGCCGCGGCGGATCGCGCGCTGGATCGGACGGTCGAAGTCGTCGACCGCGCCCTCCGCCTCGGCGACGAGCTCGTACTGAGACGCGTCGTACGCGCCCTCGGAGGTCGGGTTGGCCATGTCGGTGATCGCCACGGCGGAGTCGGGGAGCGACGCCTCACGGGCGAACATCTTCGCCAAGGCATTGAGCTGGGCGAGGTGCGGCTCGGGGCTGGCGGCCGGGAACTGGAGCACCTCGGCCCGCGCGAGCGACGGGTCCGTCTGCTCCTCGTCGTCGGGGATGCCCTTGACCCGCCCGAGCATGGCCTGCCAGGCCGCGAGGGTGTTGCCGTCCTCGTCCTGGAAGGCCCCGCCGTCGGCTCCGAGGATGACCATCTCGGGCCAGGAGTAGACGTCCATGTGGCCCTCGGTGCGGATGAGCGCACGGACGGCGGCGTCCTGCAGGCCCATGATCGGCCGCGAGATGCGGGAGTACCCGAACGGGCGGCCCTGCGGCTTGTAGATCAGCGGCTCGACCGGGACGCCGTAGACGTGCTCGTGGCGGTCGGTAGCGACCCAGCGCCCGTCGACCTTCAAGACCGGGATCGTCAGGCCGTCGAGGTACAGGACGAAGCCGGTGACCTTGTCCTTCTCGCGCTCGGTGACCGACAGGAAGGAGTCGAGCCGCCGCGTGCGGCTGTTCCACCGGCCGGTGCCGTTGAGCGCGTCCTTGGCGTGAAGCAGCGCCTTCGGCTCGCCGTCGCCGCCGGTGGTCCCGACGAGGAAGGAGACGCCGTGGGTGAAGGCCTTGACCCGTGCGCCGGAGAGCTCCGACAGCAGCATGTTGTCGTCGGCGAACTCGCGGAGGCCGAGCGAGTCGAGGTCGCCCTCCGCCCAGGTGAAGCCGTCGAGGTGGCAGCGCCGGGCGAGCGCGTCGACCGACTTCGCTGCCCAGCCGAGCACGAGCCCGAGGTTGTCGTAGTGGCCCGGCATGACGGCGCTGAGCTGACGCAGTGCGCGCTTGCCGTCGTAGTAGTCGGACCGGACGCGGTTCCGCGGGGCCCGGGCGTCGAGCTGGGCGAGAAGGGCGTTGGCGAGCCGGTTCTCGTCGTCCGAGAGGCCGCTGACCCTGACGGGCTCGACGGTCATCAGGGCCTCCTATCGGCGGGTGGAGTGGCGCCGCGACCCGGCTCGTCGGGAGCCGCGGGACGACGGGGCGCCGGGCTCGGACGCGAGCACGCGGGCGGCGCCGGGCTTGGTCGGCCGGTCGGCGACGGCGCCGACGAGGGCGTACGTGGCGGCTTGGATGGGCGTGACGTCGGAGTCGGCGGACCGTCGGTTCCAGACCCACATGCCGGTGTCGCCGAGGGGCCGCTTGCCGACGGCCAGGGCCGCGGCGGTCAGCTGGGGCTGGTCGATGTGGTGGACGTCACCGGTGACGACTCCTGAAAGGAGAGCCGCGCACCCGGCGCCGAGCTCCTTGACCTTCAGGGCGTGAACGGCGACGCCGGGCCGGTCGCCCGCGCCGTCGCGCTTCAGGAACCACCTCGGCCCGCGCTGGATGAGCAGCGCGCTGACGGGGGAGGCGACGTCGACGACGACGGCTCTGATCTCAGGGTTCGCGGACAGGAGCTGCTCGACGAGCGGGACGACCCACCCGACGCCACGGCCCTTCGTGTTTTGGTCGGCGACGAGCTCGACGTGCCAGGCGCCGTCGGCTCGCTGGCCGGCGACGGAGACGGAGGCCCAGGCGAGGTCGGGTCCGACCTCGACCCCGAGGGCGAGACGGTCGACGGCGCGCGAGTGCTCGTCGGCCGCGTCTTCCCAGGCGAGCGTCGGCACGACCCCGCGGGACGCGGCGGACGCCCACACGCCGAGGCGCTCCTGACGGAACTCGTGGTCCGACATCGACGCCCGCTCGGCCAGCACGGCCTCGCGGGGGATCCGGTACGGGTAGGCGGGGTTCGCCTTGCGCCAGGTGTCCTCGTCGTCAAGGTCGTCCTCGGCCTCGGCGGACCACTCCAGCCAGGCCGTGCCCTCGACGGGCTCGCCGGCCGCGCCGCGCATGCCGGCAGCTCGGATCTTGGCGAAGACAGCCCCGGCCCCGGCGGTGTCCGAGGGCGGGGTCCCGAGCACGAGCACCTGAGGGTTCGGCCGCGCCGAGAGCGTCGGCAGCAGCGCCGCCCAGGAGTCGGCGGTGAGGATCTGGCCCTCGTCGCAGATGACGAGGTCGGCCGAGAAGCCGCGCATGCCCTGCGTGGAGCGAGCCTTGAGCAGAACCTGCTGGCCGGTCTTGAAGCGGATGACCTCGCGCCCGGGAGCCTGGTTGACCTTGTCGACCCGGGCCTTGAGCGACGGGTTGTCCTCGACGACGTCGATCAGGCGTTGAAAGACCTGCTTCGCGGTGTCGGTCGCTTGCGCCGAGAGGACGACGAGCTGCTCGTCGAAGAGGAGGATCCCGGCGAGGATGCGGGCGACGGCGACCGACGACTTGCCCTGCTGCCGTGCGACCGAGAGGCCGAACGTCCGGGCGGCCCAGTCGCCGTTCTCCTTCTCGCCGAGCATGACCTCGAGCGCCTCGACCTGCCAGGGGTCGAGATGCAGGCCAAGCCCGGCGCAGAGGTCGACCACCTCGGGGGTCGAGTTCTCGACGGAGGGGGGCGCGTAGCGAACTCGCGGGGGAGCGCAGGCGATCGCGCCCGGCTCAAGAAGCGGCGCCACGCCGCTTCCGTCGTCGGGTGGCGACCTCGTCGATCGGGTCCGCTGCGGGGGCGGCGGGGTCGAGGATCTCGATCCGGCCGAGGACGTCGGACAGGCGCAGGTAGAGCGCTGCGCGGTCTCGCATGGACTCGCAGGTCTCGAGGTCTCGGACGATCGCGTCTCGGACCGCCTTCAGCGCCTCCACGGTCGTCCCTGAGGCCACGACGGACAGGTCCATGTCGCCTCCTGCCGGGCCCGCGGAGGGCTTCGCTATACAAGTTGTCCTGTGGCGTAGGGACCCTCACGCACAAATGGGCTACGCCGAGAATGGTTCCGGGAGCACGAACGGGGGGATTCGCCCCCTGGGGCGCTTCAGCTTCGCAACGATCCCGAGGATCGGATGACGGGCGCGACGCGGCGTCGTCCCTTCGCGCGGTTGCACTTCACGCCGCAGGTCTCGCACTCGGCGAAGTGGTGCGCCGGCCGCATGTTGTGCGGCTCGTCCTCGCCGTCGAGGTAGAGGGGCACGACGTGGTCCATGCAGTCGGCGCCGGGGTGGCCGCAGAGATGGCAGATGCCGCTCGACGCCGCGAGCAGCGCCTTGTTGCGCTGCCGGGTCTGATGGGACGTGCCGCGCGGTGTCGCCATGCTTCGCCTCGCTGACGCATTTCGAGATGGGCGTGCCGTCCGAAGAACACCCTGTCGCGGTTCCGCGACGTCGGGAGCCCCCCCTACGCCGAGATCTTCCGCGTCTTCCGGTCGTGGCGTCGGCGGTCGCGCTCGGCGGCCAGCTCTTGCACGTCGCCGAGGCGGTACAGAGGTCGCTGCCGGCCGAGCACCAGGCGGGTCGTGCCGTGCCGCAGGAGTCGGCCCTCGTCCTGCCAGCGGAGGACCTCTTTCGCAGTCACGGGCTCAGGCCCGAGCCAGTCCGACGCGTCGGAGAGCCGCTCGATCTCGGCGGCCGTCATCAGGCGGTCGGGGATCTGCTCGAGCATGCGGGCGGTCGTCTCCTCGACCCCGTGCTGCGCCCCGCACAGCCCGCACACGACCGTGGGCTGCCACCGCTCGGCGAAGAGATGGCCGGCGCAGCCGGCGACGTCGCAGGTCCCGACATAGCGGCGCTCGGGCGGCAGGTCGACGGCTCGGGTCGCGTCGGCCACCCACCTCCCGGCGGTCGAGGCGATCGTCTCCGCGTCCTCGTGCGCCCGCAGCGCCGCCGGTCCGAGCTCGCCCCGCAGCTCGACCTCGAGCCAGTCGAGCCCGGCCCGGATCGTCGCCCGTAGCTCGGAGGCGCGGGGGTCGAAGGGCAGCGGCCGCTCCGCGCCGCCTCGCCGTCCGCCGCCGCCGCCCGTCCCGACCCGGGACTGGCGCGAGGCGGTGACGTCGAGCTCGTCGACGAGCCAGCGCAGCGTCACGAGGTCGTCGGCCGCCGAGCGGGCGCAGGTCCAGCAGATCGCGCCGTCGTCCTGGATCGGGCGCGAGCATCGACATTCCGAGCCGCTCATCTGGTCTCCTCGATCTGGGCGCGGACGTCGGCGACCGCGCAGTCGAGCGCCTTCTGCGCCGCCTCGTGGTCGTGCAGGTCGAAGCTGAGGTCGATGGACACGCCCGGGGAGGTGCGAACGGTGCCGACGCCTGCCCGTTCGAGGCTGTACGCGTCGAGGCAGTAGGTGGCGGTGACGCGGGGCCGGGTACTCATCTGGTCCTCCTGGGGCGGTGCCTGCGGGTGGACATCGCGTCTCCCGAGGTGAGTTCGTGCTCCTGGGCTTCGAGGCGGTCGATGACGGGCTTGACCGTGCGGTGCACCTCGGCAAGTGCCTCGCCGATCCGGCGCCAGGTCTCCTTCGTCTCGGCCTCGGTGGGCGGGTCGTAGCTCATCGCTCGGCCCCGTCGCGTCTCGTCATCAGGCCGATCAGCTCCTCGCGGGACGACGGCCCAGGGGAGAAGGGGTCAAGCACGTGCTCAGGAGCCCACGGAGGCGCCCCTGGACTCCCCGTGCCAGAAGGGAGGACATTCCCACCCCGGGCCTCTTTCGACGCTCCAGGAAGCTCCGGTTCACGAAAGGCCGGCAGGGGATTGCCCGGGGTTTTCATGGGGACGATGCTGTCGCGTCCAGGGCGATTCGCGAGCGGCTCGCAACTCTTCGTTCTCTGTCGGGTTCTGAAAGTTCTGTTTCTCCAACGTGTTAATAGATTCTGAAGTTCTGTCAAGTTCAAACGCTTCTCTACGGTCAAAGCGGTGCAGCGGTACGCGGGGCATATAGATGTAACCCGTACCGCTCCGCTTTCACTCTGCGGATGCGGGTCACCGGAAAAGCGGTACGAGAAGCGGTGCATGCGCCGCTCCGCTTTACAAGTACACGAAGTCGCGGCGCGCAGCGAAAAGGTTGGTTTTCCAAGGCTTACCCGCCACCCGATGACCTGCCCGCACCAGTTTTGGACCGTCGAGGGCCACGTACCGCTTCGCCGTCCAGACCTGCCGAGCAAGCGGTACGGGAAGCGGTACGGACGCTCCGCCCCGCTCGAAGCGGTACGAGGCCCTCCGTACCGCTTTTCGGTCGGCCGGCCGCACGAGAAGGGCCCGCACGGCTGCCGAAGCAACCGCACGGGCCCGGGAGGGGAGTCAGGCGACGACGTCCGCCTCGGGTGGCTCCGACGACCCGCGTGACTGCCACTTGTGCCCCATGCCGCTCTTCCACTGCTGGACGAGGTCGACGATGCGGCCCTCGGAGGCGAGGCGGTCGAGGATCGGCGAGATGTATCGGCGGTCGACGTGGACCTCCACCGGCCCTCCCTCGGCAGTGGGACGCTCGGCCAGAGCCTGCATGGAGCGGACCGCGTCGGCGTTCGACCACACCAGATCCCTGTCCTTGCCGGTCGAGTCGGTCCACAACTCGCCCTCTTTCGGCATCAGGTGCTCGAGCCACTCCGCGGTGCGCGTGTCCTTCTGCACGTCCCTCTCGGCGTCCTCGGCGACCTTCAGATCAGCCGCGTCGGCGCCGGTGAGGACCCACCGGAGCTGCGCGGTGCCGACCGCCGGGCCGGTGTCGAACTTGGCCGTCGCGACGCCCTGGGGCTTGCCCAGACCCTTCCTCTTGGTGACCTCGAGGCTCAGGACCTCGTCTCGGTCCTTCGTGACGACCATCGCCGTGTCGACCTTGCCGAGGATGTTGATCGAGCCGGAGCCGCGGTCCTGCGAGTGCGTCGTGTGGTGCAGCAGCAGGCCGAAGGCGTCACGGGCGACGCACCAGCGGCGCAGCTTGTCGATGAGCGGCGTGACGGCCGTGCCCTTGTAGTCGTCGACGCCGCCGAGCATGTCCACCTGGGTGTCGAAGACGTACAGCACAGGGTTCAAGCCAGCGCTGTCGACGTCGTGGCCGATGCGCTCTAGGGCCGACATCGAGCCGTCCGGTTCGGCCAGGAGCAGCTCGGGCTCCTCGATGAGCCACACGTCCCGTCGCGCGCTCCCGTCCACGGTGCCGAACCGCGCGGCCTCCTGCTCGGCGAGGTAGCCATGAACGGTCTCGGAGGCCTCGAGGGCGACGTACACGACCGCGCCGTGACGGAGCACCCGGAGCCCGGCCCAGTAGGCCGGGTCCCCGTCCATCGTGGGGTTCGAGACGGCGATGCAGAGGTCTGCGGCAAGCGGGCTCTTGCCGACCCCCGGCTTCGAGGCGAGCTGCCCGAGGCCGCTCCGGTGGAGCAGGCCCTCGACGAGGCACGGCATCGGGCGGGGCGTCCAGGCGGATGCCCTGACCGCGCGCGACGGGAGCGCGGCATACGGGTTCTCGTCGGCCTCGGTGGTCAGTGCCGGAGCGCCGATCGCACGGTCTTCCACAGCTCTTCCTCCCTCGTCTCACCGGGCGTGGACAGCGTCAGCGACGCCGCCACCAGGGGCTTGAGCTGGTCCTCGGTGCATGCGCCTTCCTCCACTGCTCTCTTCGCCGCCCAGAAGAGGGCGCTGTTCCGGTTGTTCGGCTGGCTGACGAGCCATCGCGACAGGCCGGCGACCGTGTCCTCGACCGGCAGGCCTGACGGCGCGGCGCGGTAGGTGCGATCCGACGTCGGCGCGCCGAGGGTCTGCCGGCAGGCGTCCCAGTCGATCGGGTGTCCTTCGCCGAGCCCCCGAGCCCACGTCCACCGGTATCGGGAGACGTCGAGGGCGCCGGAGTCGGTGATGTCGAGGACGTCGCTCGGCGCGGCGACGACGTAGCCGCCGAGCGCCTTGAAGTCGAGGCCGGCAGACGGGATCGAGCCGCCCCGGGCACCTGACGCCGGGAAGAACAGGTGCAACCCTCCCGACGGCGTCTCGGCATGGGCGACGGCCCCGTTGAGCAGCCCCTCCTTCTCGAGCTTGCGAAGGGAGAAGCGACCCGGCTTGCCGTCCTTGACGTCGACGTCGAGCACGTCGAAGACCGAGCCGGTGGGCAGGCCGATGTTCCACGACGCCCGGTCCCACAGCAGCGCGACGCCCGGGAGCTTCTGCTCGGGCGCGACGATCGCGTCCTTGAATCCGTGTGGGGTGTCCGGTTGCTTGCCGCCCGGCTTGACCGCGAAGACCGGGAACCCGAGCCGCATGTACTGCGCCGCCGCCTCGCCGACGGTCATGTCGTTGGTCGCGAGCAGGTCCGGGGTCATGACGAGCTCCCGTGGATGAGCATGCCGGTCCTGAACTCGGTGCCGTGCTGCACGACGTGCAGGTCGTCCCCGACGCGGCGGAGGGACGCCCCCTCGCCCTCGCCGTGGAACAGGCCCTGGCACACGCACTCGCACAGCGCGGAGTAGTCAGGGTTGGCCCGCAGGCACGGCCCCGTGCAGAGCTTGGCCGGCCCGTTCGAGATCGTCACGAGCCACGTGCTGCCGTAGTGGTCGGCGAGCGTGCGGGCGAGCTTCTTCGCTGCCCGGGTCCGGTCGAGCCGCCATACGCCCTCGGCAGCCACCCAGCTCGGCTCGGTGCCAAGCTTGGTGAGCGCGTACTCGACCTTCCAGCGCGGGTGCTCCGTCGGGATCACCGCGCGGCCGAGGACGGCGCGGCCTCCCCGACGGACGAGGTAGACCACCGGGACGGCGCTCATCGGTCAGCCCTCGTGGCACGTCCGAGGCGCGGCACGTCGATGACTTGGTGGATGTCGCCCATGTGGAACATGAGACGGTCGCCGTTCCGCTGAGCAGGGATGACCTTCTTGGCAATCAGCGCGAGGATCGTGTTCGCCGAGATGCCGTAGTCGTCGAGCGCCCGGTCAAGGTCGTTCAGCTCCAGGCAGTCGGCCCCGGCCCAATGGCTGCAGATGGAGCACATCGGCTCGTCCGTGCCCGCGAAATCAAGACAGGTCCGCGAGCCGTAGTTCATGCAGTCCACGTCGAAGAGGAACATGTGGGACCAATCTTTGGCCATCTCATAGGTGCCCTCTTCATGTGACGGGTCGAACCAGAGGTGCACCATCGAAGGATCGGCGTCGCGCTTCCGCTCCTCACGGGTATCCGGGAGCGTCGGGTCGTCGGCGAGGTCTACGGCCTGGTCGCGAAGGCCGTTGACGCTGGCGGCGCACTCCTTCGCGGCTTCGCCGTAGACAAAGGTGCCCAGGTCTTCTCGGTCGATCCGCCACTGCCCGCCGACCTTGAACGCCCGCAGTCGGCCATCGGCGATGAGCCGGAAGATTGTCTTGGGCGTGAGCGAGAGCCGTTCGGCGACGTCCCTCACCGTGAGGAGGTCTCCGGGTTCCACAGTTCGATAACTCATGTTTCTCCGATCAAGAGCAAGGTGGGTCGAGCGTGTTGCCCAACCGTGATTCCCAGTTGCCCCGGGTCGAAGCCGCGAGCACGATAAACCCTGATATTCGTCCCCGTTAGGGTGCGGTTCCCAGGTCGTGCTCGGTGTAAAGAGAATACGTCGACAGCGGGGATATCGGGTGTAGATGTCCGAGGTTTTCTTACGTCGTTGCGCAGTCGATGCCGAGCGGCGGAGAATCTTCGCCGAAGGCGCCGTCACTACGGTTCGCGGAGATGACTTTCGGCGAAGATTTCGCTCCGAGTCAGCGCGAGCTCGGGTGCCTGAGCCGCGCGAGCTCGCGCTCGCGGACGATGCGCTCGACGTCGGAGTCGAGCACGAGCCCGTCCTCCGTGACGTGGAGCAGGCCGAGCTCGGCCCATTGGTGCAGGACCTCGGCGGTCACCGAGAGCCGGCGGGCGGCCTCGTGGAAGGCGAAGAGGTGGGTCATGGCGGATCCTTTCGAAGGCGACCGGCTGGTCCGGTCGTCGCCATGACGATGTCGCCGCCGGTCGTGCCCGCACCCCGATGTTTCGGCGCGGACTTCACGACGTGACCGCGCGCCGGCAGCCGGCGCAGAGCCGCATGTCGACGACGAACCCGCCGTCGCCGTACTCGACGCTGACGGCGCACACCTCGGTACGGCCGAGGAGAGAGTCACCGCATCCGTCGCACTCGACCGGCGCCGCCTTCTCGGCGCACGCGGGGCAGCGCATGTGGCCCTGTGAGAGGACCGTCGGGCCGTCGTAGTCGTCGTCGAGGTGCGGGCACAGCAGGTCCCGCGGGTCGCGCCTCCAGCGGTCGAACGCCGCGTCGGCAATGCGGTCGAGGACGGCGCTATGGAGGGGTTGCTCGGACATGACGGGTCTCCTGAGGAACGGCCGAAGCCGGGACAAGGGGCGCTGACAGGGCGAGCTGCATGTGCTCGCTGGCCGAAACTGCGTGAGAACGCGGTCGCGGCGAAGGGTTGCGCTGGGTATGTCTCTCAAGGAGATCCGTCAATCCCCGGCTCAAGGCCCGGGAGAGCGGCGGAGGGAAGAGTAGCACACGCGTGCTGATGTCAAATCGCGTGCGTCGAGCGGTCGTCGAGCGGGCCTACGTACGGGTCAGCCGTTGCTGCGCCACCATCGCAGCACCCGTGCCCTGGCCGCCAGCTCGTCGCGCGGCACGCCGTGCAGGCTTCCTCCGACGCGCTGCCGTGGGGTGCGAGACTTGAGGCGGCTTCGTAAACGGACGGGTGGGGCAGCGGATCTTATGAGCAAGGCGAGCGGGCAGTCACGGTCGGTCGTGCTTGGGGCGGCGATCGCCGTGCTGGGTGCCGCGGTGTTCTTGCTCGGCCTTGTAGCCAACCTCCTGTCTGTCCGGGATTGGTACTTCGAGATGGCTGACGGCCAGGCCCGGACCGGTTGGGTGCTGCTGGCGGTCGTCGTGTTGATCGCCGGGTTCCTGGTGCTTTGGCAGTCAAGAAGCGATGCCCATCTGCGGGGGCAGGAAGAGACTCGGCACGCAACGAACCTTCAAACGGTGAGGGATGAGGCCGAGGCCGAGCGCGAGAGCGAGACGGCCAAGGCCGAGCGCCAGGCCGCTGCCTTGAAGAAGGAGCACGCGGACGAGATCGCAGGGTTGAAGGAGAAGCACCGGCTCAAGCTCGAGGAGCTAGAAAAGGCTCGGATTGGCTGGGAGGTCGACGAGACAGAGCTGACCGTCCGGGCGCAGGCGGCCGAGGGCGAGGTCGAAACACTCCAGCGCCAGGTCGCAGAGCTCGTCGAGCCGAAGCGCATGAGGGCCGATGTCGAACTGGTCAACAAGACGCTTGGCGACCTGGCGGTGGGCGGGCGAGTTCGCGACACCATCATCAACGGCCAGCACGAGTGCAAGTACTTCGACCGCGACTTTTTGCGCCCGCTGGACGAGTTTCGGCACGAGGCGTCGGAAGCGCTTGTGCGCCTGAAGGATCGGGAGCTCCGAGACCGGCTCGCCGCCCTTCTCGACGCCCTCGCGAAGTTCCACGACGGGACGTCTGGTCTGATCTTCGTTCGTCGACCCCATGACCCAGGCACGGGCGATCTCATGTTGGTACAACCGCCCGAGGGGCCCTGGGCTGCCCGGGATCCGGAAGACCCGTGGAGGGCGTATTACGACGTGGTCCGCGCGCAGCAGAGGTCGCTGGGCGAAGTGTGTGAGGCACTGGTAGGGGTGGAGCGCAGGCTGCACGACCTTCGAGTCGACTACCTGTAGGCAGGGGCGAGTCATGCGAGCGGAACAACATACACTCCCGCCCGCAATCAGACGTCGTGTTGCGAGATCAGTTGCGTACTCGATATCGAAAGTGCGCTCCGACAAGATCACGTCTATGGTCGCCCTGTTCTCCGCCGGAGAATCCATTACAAGGCTGAAGGGGTCTCAGTGAATATCGTTCTATCTGTTGCTACTGCAGGTGCAGTGGCTCTTGGTCTTCTCCCTAGTGGAAGTGCCGCCGTGGGCGGGCCTGGGAACGGGAGTGACGCCACCACCGCGAGCGACCAGTTCGAGGTGAAGGTCTCGTCGGACGACTTTGTGGTCGAAGTGCCTTCGAAGAAGGCCAAGGCCGGGAATCGGAGCTCCGCAGTCGAGGCCGCCCCGAAAGACATTACTTGCAACGGTACGCCGGAGAGCCCTCACTACAGCAAGGGATCCGCGCAAGGTCGGGGGAGTGTAATCGCAAAGGTGCGAGTCCACTGCGTGGGTACGCCCGGGAAGGTCACTGTCTACTTCTCCGGCCGACTGGGGCACATCATTGGAGGGAAGTGCAGCCCGAACACGTACGTAGCCGGTCCGCCGCAGAACTCCTGGTCGGACAATACCCCGAGTCAGACCTTGTGGGTCAACGCTACGAAGGCCTCGACCTTCTACCTTCCCCCGACTAAGGACACCACCCGCCGCACGGCGACCCGGACGTGGGTTGCCGACAGCAAGATGGTCGTGAATGGCTTGGACGACGGGTGGCGCCAGAAGCGTCGCTTCACCGGGATTAACTGCTACTGATCTCCGGGTCTGATCCGTGGACGGGTAGGCTCGGGTCAAGTTTGCCTGCCTCCTCCGCGAGTGAGATGAGAGGGAGAAGCACCGATTCTGCGGCTATTCCGCCCAGAGCGGGCGCACCCGGCCCTCGTCCCACGTTGGCGTAGAAGGAGTCGATGCTCTCACCGACCTCGTCCTCGTCGACCACCGCCAGTGCCCATTGCAGGGTTCGGACATCGGGACGCCACTGGCGAGGTGAAGGGCTGCCTTGAAGGTCTGAGTCCGGGGCCGTCATTAGGAGATTGTATGAGGGTTCGCGGTAGGCCCGGCTTCCACCGGAGGCCGGGCCTACCCCTTTCAGCGCGGCAGCGCGTGGTTTGAGCGCGCGCGCGGTGCACGAGCCTGACCGGAGTCTCGTGTCGCACTCAAGCCATAGCCGGAAACCCTTCGTTCCAGGCGATGACGACTCGCGACGTGTCAAGGTAGCGGCCGACCTTGCCGCGCCGAATGCGGAACCGGTCGCCGTCGAGCTGACCGACGAGCACCTGTCGGCGGGCAAGATGGTTGTCCCCGGCGGCCGCCCAGGCCTCCTTCACGGTCTGTCCCGAGAACGTCCAGGGGAAGTCATCTGGGGAGTTCGAGGGCATGCTCTTGATCTTCGTGCGGGCCTTCTTGAGCGCGACGAGCCGCTCGGCAAGGGCGGCGACGTCGGCGTCATCCTCTCGCATCGCGTCGGTCGCCCCCTGGATCTCGGCCTCCACGTCCGCCAGCGCCGCCTCGTCGATCGACGGTGCCTCGCGGGTGACCTCGATGACCGGCTCGTCCCCTCGTTCGTCGAGGAGGCGCGCGACGAGGTGCTCCTCGAGCTGCACGCGACTGATGGTCATGTGGCACGCCGTGCAGATGAGTGCCGGTCGCTTGGAGGTCGTGCCGCGGGTCATCGTCTTCTCGCAGTCGTCGCACACGGCCACGCCCGCGAGGAACGGCGTTGTCACCGAGGACGACCTGGGCTGACGTCGCGGGTCGGTCTTGTCGTCGAGCAGCGCGAGCAGCAACCTGCGCTCGCCCTCCGTCAGAACAGCCAGCGACTCGTCGACCCGTGGTCGGCCGTCCGCTCCCCGGACGACGTCGTCGCCCTTCCGCGTCATCCCGGCGAGAAGCGGCGACCTGAGGACTCGCTCGACGGTCCGGTACGACCAACCGGTCCGGACGCGGGTGCCCTGCGACGCCTCGGGCAGAGGGGCGCCCTGCGCCTCGAGCCACTGCTTGGCCGAGTAGACGGAGGCCCCTGACAAGACGAGCCGGGCCGCGCCCTCGACGTACTCGGTCGTCCGGGGGTCCTTCTCCAGGTACCAGCCCGGCAGGCCTTCGCGCTGGACGGCGTGCCAGCCGTACGGAGCGGTCCCGCCGGGCCAGCGACCCACCTCCGCCAAGTACGACTTCGCCGCCGAGACGCGCGCCGAGATCGAGGACGCCTCGAGCTCGGCGAAGGCAGCGAGGATTGTCGCCACGACCCGGCCGATCGGGGTCGTCATGTCGATCGACTCCTCGACCGAGACGACCGCAGCGGGCCGCCGGCGCGCCTGCAGGGCTCCGTCGGCATGAAGGAAGTCGATCGTCCGTCGGGCGAGCCGGTCCAACTTCCATATGACCACGGCGTCGTAGGGCTCGTCGGAGTGGAGGATTCGGCCCCATCCATCGCGATCCTCGGGCCTACTCTTCGACGCCGAGACCCCGTCGTCCTTCTCGACGAGCACGACCTCCCAGCCGCGCGCCTCCGCGAGCTTGCGGCCGGCGTCCAGCTGACGCGCGACGGAGACCGACTCCTCCTTGGAGACGCTGATCCGGGCATAGAGGGCGACGCGCTTGGTCATCCATTCATCATGCCGTGTGATGCTCTGCCTGCACCCAGGCGGGCAAGACGACCCTGCTCAACTGCCTCGCCGCGGCGATCCCCGCCCGCGAGCGGGTCGTGACCTGCGAGGAGGTCTTCGAGCTCAAGCTTCCGCTGCGCGACGTCGCCGCGATGCAGTGCCGCCAGCCCAGCCTCGAGGGCACCGGCGAGGTGCCCCTGCGCCGCCTCGTCAAGGAGGCCCTGCGGATGCGGCCCAGCCGGATCATCGTCGGCGAGGTCCGCCAGTCCGAGAGCCTCGACCTGCTCATCGCCCTCAACTCCGGGCTGCCCGGGATGTGCACGATCCACGCGAACAGCGCGCGCGAGGCGGTGACGAAGATGTGCACCCTGCCGCTCCTCGCCGGGGAGAACGTCGGTGCGAAGTTCGTCGTGCCGACCGTGGCCTCCTCGATCGACGTCGTCGTCCACGCCGCGCTGGAGGGCGACGGGGTCCGGCGCGTCCGCGAGATCGTCGCCCTGCCCGGCCGGGTCGAGGCCGACGTCGTCGAGACCGCCGACATCTTCACCCAGCGTGACGGGCGGCTCGTGCGCGCCGACGGCTTCCCGCCGCACCGCGACCGCTTCGAGCGTGCCGGGTACGACATCGCCGGCATCCTCGCCAGGAGCGAGACATGA